TACTTCTGAAAAGGCAACGCCTGTTCTCGTAGCAATAAAGTTAAGTTGAATGAAGTTAATAGAACGAGCAGGTTTAACAAAAATGTCAGCCCTAAATTCGTTTCTATCAATAACGTCTCCAGTATTATTTGAATCATCACAAACAACACTAAAGTCTGTAATACCTCGTCTGCCTTGTATATCTCTCAAGAATGGTTCTACAAGATTTCTAAATTGAGCTCTTGTAAATTCATCATTGAACTCAAAGAGTTGGAATTTAGAAGCAGTAGATATTGCTTTTTCTAGAGTAATGAATAATCGTCTTACATTAATTCTATCGAAAGCACTAGGTTTTGCTTGAGCAGTTTTATCGCCAAACAGCACAGTTCCCTGACCAGGGAATGCGACTACTGGATTAATTCTTGCCTTGTACAATTCATCTCTTTGTGTTTGATTTGGATTGAAAGCAAGTTTAACTGCACCTCTAATCTGTCCTCTGTTAAATCCAGCGGGTGAGAAGAAAGGGTCTGCAATATTATCTGTTCTTGCACAAAGTCCTGCAATGTCACCATTTAATGGTACAAATCTAAAGACATCATTATATCTGTCGTACATATATTTGTAACCACTATCAATAACAGCATAACTTGTTGATGGTAGACCATCTGCAAAAGATACTACGTTCTGAGTTTGTGTGATTGCGTTAGAAACACCAACAACATCTGCTCTCGCAGGTGAAATAAATGCCACACAATCTTTTCTTGCAGTTGCGATATCCATAACAGCAGTTGCCTTTGTATCGCCAGTAGCGTCAGCACTTGTCTGTGAAGGGCCGCAAAGTAGTAAAGATACATCTACGTTTTCTACATCATTAAATTTTTCGTATGCAGTTGCAACTTCAGCATTTGTAGCAGCATAATCGTCTGTTCCAGATGCCAATGAATAAGTCTTAACAGCAAACGCATCGCCTTGAGTGTTATCGAAAGTTTGACTTTTCTTAGCACTACCTGCATTTGCGAGTGTTGATTCATGGTCCATTACATATACAAATTTACTTGTTCTGTATATTACATCAGGATAGAAGTTTGAGTTACCTGAATCATCTTTAGCATCTCCTGCCTGTGAAACACCAGCAAAAGTTTCTAAGATTTGTCCTGTTTCTCCTGTAATTCCGCCATCTTCATCTAACACTACGATATGCATTTCATCTAATGAACCGCCAGCAGCAACAACATCATCTGTTGAAGTTGGTGGGCCGTCAAAGTTGAAATAATATTCCCAATGTCTTAGAACTTTAGCGTTATCTACGATAGCATGTCTTAGACCGCCTGTCTCTGTTTTACCAGTTGCAGGATTAAATCTTGCGATTGTTAGAACGTGTGTACTGATTGCTGTAATTTTATAGAAAAATCCTGAAGGTGCACCATCAGTTGAAGGTACATTAGATGCATCTCCAAACTCTAGTATGTCGCCCACTTGAAATAGAGAACCATCATCCATTGTGATAGTTGTATCTCCGATAGCAGCAGAAGAATCATTTGTTAGAGTACCACCATTAGAGTGTGGTCCAAAAGCGGTTGAATTTGTACAGACAGAAATTTTAAGTGAGTTTCCTAGAGTCCCTGCTTCTCTAGCGGCATATGCCCCTACGGTAGCAGCAAAACTAGCTTCACTTGAATAATTGTCCAGGTAATCAGTAGTATTTTTTATTAAGATAGGGGTACCAGATACACAAGCATTTACCATACCTGTTATTGGTCTCACTACCTTTAGATTGTTTCCGTAACCTAAAAAGTTAGCAGCACAAAAGAACTCTTCAAAGTTAGATGAATTAGGTTTCCCAAATACATCAACTAACTCAACCTCAGACGAAATTGTTGTTATCTCATCCATGGGTCCTTTTTCTGCTGTCATTACTATTGCACCAGATGATGTTGAAGCAGCTGGTATTACATTAGTAAGGTCCTTTTCAGTAACGAGAACTCCCGGTGATACTTGAAAAGCCATATTTTAGTTCTCCTTATTAATAAGTTTATTATTAGTTATAACCCTTTGTGTATATTTATAGTATATCAAAACTACACTATTCTCCTTTTCGATATGATACGGGTCGCCAAATTTCTCCTGCGTCAACAAAGTAACCATCTTGACCGTTAGGGTCGTTCAGTCCGTCATCTATGAACCCAAAAGGTGCCATATCTGCCTCGATAGCGTTCTGTTGTTCAGTAAACATTTGACCTCTTACATCTACATTTGTAAGTTCTTTAAAATATCGTTGATTTGCTAACCACGAAAATATCACTAAACACATTACTAAATCATCTGTTGCGCCAGTTTCTGCCTCAAAAGATTTTCCTTTAGATATAAAAGTCGATAATTCTGAAATAATATCAAAATCTGAGACAAGTAATTTATCTCCCTCGATTAAACTTTTGAGATTAGAAGTTCCTATCTTTTTTGTACCTTTAGTCATTCTCAAGCCTAGTTGATTGCCACGACCACTAAATCCTCCACCTAATACTTGTCCAGAACGACCTCTTTGTGTAACCATCATCATGTTATCATACTCTAATTCAAACTGTAAGTTATCTGCTACTTGTTGTCCTAAATCGTTTATCTCTACTAAAATAAATGCTTTGTTATAATGTCTTGCAACTTTTTCTATAATACTAGGAAAAAGAAGAGGTTTGATTTCATTATCTCTAAACTTTGCAACTACCTTGTAGGGCACACTTGTACAATCTATTACACAAAAGGCTGAATAATCACTTGTTAATCCTCTTGATACATCAACTGTCATTGTGTAAAGGCGGTCTTTCTTTGGCATTTCGTAAACATCTAAACCACCACTTCGTTTAGGTTCAACAACAGGCATAGTTTTTAATTTACTTGCATTGATGAGTGTATCAATACTACCTAGAAACTCACATTCAAACTCTGTCTGAAATTGTGCTTCACTTGTATTCTTTATTGTTTCTTCTTTCCACTTTTCATCACGACCTGGTACTTCACTCCAATGTACTTCGACAGGAACAAAATTATTGTTCTTGTTTGTTGCGTCTACCCACATCTTGTAAAACATATTCATACCATGAGGCGTAGATACTATCATCACCTTTGATGATTTACCAGATGATATTGTAGGATAAACTGAACTAAAAAATTCTTCGGCAATATTATTCGGTACATAAGCGAACTCATCTAAGAATATTATGTTAAAGGTACTTCCTCGAACAGCACTAGAAGAAGTACTTGCCGCTACAATTCTACTTCCGTTTTCTAATTCAAGTGAACCTTTGTTCCAGTTGAGAACGCCTTGTTGCATCCATTTAGGTAAATGTTCGTAAGCTAATTGCAAACGACCTAATAAATCTCTTGCCGTAGAAGACTTGTTGGCCAATATTGCAACATTCACATTATCATTAAATAATACATAATGTAAGAGGTAGGAGACTATGATAGTTGACTTTCCACTCTGTCTAGGTAATTTACATATTGTAAACCTATTATCGTGGAAAGTATCTACCATCTTCCGCTGAAAGTCGTACATTTCAAAAGGTACTAAACCTTTATCAATGGTGACAATTTTTAAATATTCTTGTATAAAGTATTTAGGATCCTCAAGACACTTCATTACTTCCTCGATTTGTTTCTTTGTAAATCGAGAAGGTGTGTGAGCCTTTTTTAAATTAGGGTTACCTAAATATTGGTCTGTTGTTCCCATTTAATCTTTTAAGAAATTTTTAAAAGACACTTTGCCTTCATTCATTTCTTGTCCGTAATCCATTTTATTCATTAACACATACATCTTTTCACCAAGTAAGTTACCAGTATCATAATCTGAAACATAATGAAACCCTGCAACCACTCTACCGTAACCACATTCGTAAGCTGCTTTCATTAACTCTTTTTCTAATTGTGGTACTTTACCAGCAACATATCTTGCAAGTATAACTGATTGACATGCGTGACCACTAGGATATGACCTAGTTTTATTTGTTTTACTTGGTAAAGTATTTAAACTAGAAAGAACTTCAACAGGTCTTGCACGATTAAAAAAATCTTTAAAGTGTTTAATTACTGGCACAGACTCTTTTATAATTTGTTTAAATTCACTATCATGAAACTCTAAACCATTTTCTTCACAAACCTTGCGAATTGCATAGTAAGGTTCTTGGTCATGGTCTCTAACAGACTGTACTTGCTCAGGTGTTCTTGCCTTGACAATTCTCTCTACCTCTAACGCTTCTTTCATATCATCTTTTGGTGGTGGCGGTAAAGTAATTACTTCTTCTAGTTTTTGTCTAAAAAATATCATTTTTCTTTTTTGCCCTTTAACATCTGTTGTAACTCAGTTGTTGAACCAACAAATAATGCGTTAGTAACACTCTTTGGTCCTTTATCAGGTACGTCTTTTATTTTCTTTAACTTATCTTGCAAGTCTAAAAGATTTTGTGATACTTCACTTACTGTTTTAATTAGTTGTCCTGCAACTTCATAAGCACGAGGATGTTCTCCTTCTTTTGCAAGATTGAGTATACCATCAATTGCTTCATTACCTTTATCAATTAAATTATAAAGATTTTTTCTACCAGTCTCAAAGTCAATATCTGGATCCTTGTTTTCTGGTACTAACACTTCTGTTTTAGATACTCGTGATACTTCGTTCTCGAAAGTTTTATCTACCTCTGCAATACCTAATACTTCGTTTAGTTTATCATCAATGTTACTCATATTAAAATCCTCTTAATTACTTATCTTCACCAGTTGCCTCATCATAATCTAAAGTGTCGGTGAAGAAATCTATTGTAGTAGTGTATGTATAGTTGTCATCTTTATCGGCCGATGTTGGGTTTGGTGTAACTGTAACTCTTTCAACTCTTGGTGGACTAGCACTTTGTGCATTAGCATACATATCAGCAGAAACAGTTTTAATTACAGCTGATGTAGATACTGGTCCATACAAATATACTTTCGCAGTAAATGTAAGTGTGTAAATTATTCTTCTACTACTTGTTAATGTTCCTGTATAACTATCTTCATAATCTACATTGTTTAATACAATTGGGATATCACTTTTTGTATCCATTGTTCTACTTTCAATCATAGTAACAGTATAGTCAGGTTGAAAGTATGGAAGTATTTGTTCTATTATTTGTAATCCATCATCTGAATTAGCAACATAAACACTTAAAGAAAAATCAACATTATAAGGCACAGGTGTGTATTGACTATTCAGTTTAGTGGTGTCGGCATTTGTTGTTACTTGAGTTATCTTTTGATTCTTATTTAACTTACGACCGCCATCGTAACTATATCCAGTAACTTCAAATGACATTCGAGGTAGAGTGATTGCCACTTTTGAATCGTCTCCAGATAGGTCTTGTTGTGCATCTAATCTGGCTAAAAACTTTTCTTTTGGTGAATATGATAAAGGTACTTTAATATTTTGTAGAGGATTTCCGCTAGAATCTAATCTCTTAATATTTACATTATTAAATATTGTACCGAACGCAATAACAGTATTACGAATTTTTTTGTGATAGAAGTGTTCTCCAAACATTAGTATTCGTCAACCTCTCCGAATGGGTTTCTTTCGCTGAAGTCTAATATATCATCAGCAGTTGAAGATGTATTTGTTCCTGCAGCCGTTTCAAATGCCT